CCGCCGCTGGAGCAAAAGCCTGACCCACCGCGGCTATGCCCGATGTGCGGGGAGGAGACGGAGAGCGTATACAAAGACCGCTGGGGGCGTATCGTCGGCTGCCCCGGCTGCGTAGAGGAGGTAGACGAATGGCCGGAGTAACAGGTGACATCTACTTCCGGGGCGGCATCCCGCAGAGTCGATACTGCGGCGGCTGCGCGCACTATCAGCGGCTGTGTGCAAGTGACTCGCACAGTGTCAGCGGGGCGCGAGTATGTCTGTACATACTGGACATGAACCACTCGCGCGGCTGTGCGGCCGGGCCCAGCTGCAAGCACTGGATCATCGAGGAGGACTGGGCGAAGACCCCGATCGGGAGAACCGCGATACGCGAACGCAAACGACGCGGCCACGGAAAAGGCGGCCGCCGGAAGGAGGAGACAAAGGCATGACCATTCAGGAGATTTGCAGAAACGTGGAGGATCTGCTGCGTGACGACAAGGGCAGAACGAATTTCTCTCCGGCCGCACGTTACGCTGTCAGCAAGCTGTGCGACTACGCCGAGCAGGAGCACGAACAGCGCGAGAAAGCGGAAACCATACTCTGTGGAGAACGGCGCAAGGCGCTGGCGTTTTCCGCTGAGGTGGCAAAGCAGGAGCGCACGATCGACGACCTGCGTCAGCAGTTGAGCTTCCTGCAGCAGGCGCTGCGGGACGAGGGGGTGTGAGCAATGTCTGAATACATCGAGCGCGGAACGGCGATTGCCAATCTAACCGCATTGGAGGTCACAAATCCAAGCGCAACAATGACAGACGCGAAGCGGCTGCTTGCGGATATGCCCGCCGCCGACGTTGAAAAAATGTCAGACGGATACCACACTTTCGCTGACTTGTACGAACAAAGGCTCATTTTGTCTGCCGCTCTTGCCAAAAATAATCCGCATGCATGGAAAAGCAAGCGGCATGAGGACGGCAGCGTTCCTTTCGGCGGGGGATGGTTCATCATGGGTTTTGACACCGACGAAGGATGTTACACATACCACTATGAGTTAAAAGACTGGGATCTGTTTCAGTGCGAGGAATTGGACAAAGGAAGGCCGTGGGACGGTCACACGTCAAAAGATGTCCGGAGATTGCTTTCAATTCCTGCCGACGACGTTGCGCCGGTGGTGCATGGGCACTTTGTGCATGACGGGCCGAGGTTTGCTGGCGGCGTGGACTGGTGGCACTGCAGCAGCTGCGGCAGTCTTGCGTCTGGAGTCGAGACGCGCTTTGACTACTGCCCGTGGTGCGGCGCGAGGATGGATGGTGATGATGATGCCAAAGAGAGTTAACCCGCGCAGGAGACCGGCGACGATGGCAGACGTTCAGCGCGCAAAGGACACGGCAACGGCAGATGCCTGCCGCGTGACACTGGCGATCTTTTTCACGGCTCTTCTGGACAAGGAGGGCATGGGCGCGGAGCAGCTCCAACGCATCTGGCATGAGGTAGAGGCGCTGTCGGAGAGCGTGCGCGACGGATATGTCTCCGCGCCAGATCTGATCCGCGTGCTGCGCGAGGAGTACGAGATCGACATTGTAGGAGGATGAGCGCAATGGCGGCTGAATTCCCGTTTGAACGCGCTGCGATGAATGACGAAGATATGCCGCGCGGCCTTGACATCGCAGACGCTTGTTTTTACACAGCTCTGCGGATTATTTACAAGGCGTATCATAATGGTGTTATCGACCGAAAAACCGGTACAGAGCTAAAAAATAAGCTTAAACGCGCTTATGTGAGCGATAAGAGCGAAGTGGAGTTTTTGAAGCGAAGCGCGCTTGCCCTGAATGATAGAATCAAAAAAGCATCGGAGGCATATAAATCCAACCGAACGCTTGAAAACGCCGACGAACTTTACGCAGCATT